AATATCAACTACAGATAACGATACGCAGACTTTCGATCCTATACCAGCTCTCATGACTGGCGCAGTTCCCGGTCTAACAACTCTTTCTACTTCTACTCAATCTTCGAATATATCAACATTAACGGGTAAAACAATATCAAATGGTCTAACGAAAGCGGTTATCGCGTCAGGTAATCCCGAAGGTATACGAAAAGCTCTTGAACAATCAATATCTGCTACTGTACCACAGATGACAACCGCTCTACAGTCTGCTACAGATGCAGCAAATCGTGGTACCATTGCAGCAGTCGTTCAAAGTGATCTCAAGACGTTGATGAACACAGTGTCTTCTTCGTTTTCAAAACTGCTTAAAGCTGCTTCGTCGGGTGAGAATTCTTTATTGAATATGTTACAGATATTTGTCGCAAAGATCGCAGGTAATGATAAAACACTTAGAACAGATGATATCGTTGTAGAAGATGATACGTCAGTGTCGAGTACTACGAGTACGTATACATTAGAAGCAAGTAGCAAGAATTGGAATTATTCTAATACTCCAAAAACATTTCGATTCGAACCGGTAAGTACAGAGGAGGAGTTGGAATTAGAGTTATCCAATGTCAAACGAGATATTACAGAGGCGGTTATCGATTGGACAGGAACATTCTCTGATATTAATATAACAGCAAAGGATATACACGAAGATATCCATAGAACAACCGGTATACAATACCATTATATAATACAAAGAGATGGAACGTTACAGAGAGGGAGACCTATATCAATAGCAACAGAGAAATCTTTTATTAGTAACCATAGTAGTTTCTCTGTGTTAGTTGGATTTGTTGGTGGTTATAACGCTATGAGAGGTACCGAGAATCCAGATTTCTATCTATCGTCTAAGTCTCTAACAAGCGCGCAGCTGCTGTCGTTTGATCAATTCTGCCGTTCGTTCTATCGAGCAATACCTGGCGGCCAGATACTTGGACGAAACGCGATAGAAGGTAATACATATCTTGCGCCTGGATTCGACGTTATTAAATATGTTAAGGATAAATTTGATAGAGGGAGTATCTTTACAGATCCCACAACAGAGAGTAGTTTTAGTACTGCAGAAATAATAGAAAAGAGAATAACAGATGTCTAATAAGGATATTACACGTGGAATAAACGCAGAAGGTTTCGAAGACCCTAGAGGAGTCTTTCCAAAAAAAGATTATTACAATTCAGCCTCTACGAATAAAGCATCGAGAGGTCTTGATAGAAACGAACTTTACAATGGAGGTGGACATAAACACGTAGATCTAAAGTTAAATAGTCAGGGTCCATCACAGTATCCCTATAACCTAGTGCAGCAAACGGTTTCAGGACATAGCATAGAACAAGACGATACGCCCGGATCAGAACGAATATTGATTAAACATAGATCAGGAGCTGGTATAGAATGTAGATCAGATGGTACAGTCTTGATAGCGTCAAGAAAGAATACAGTACGAGTATCAGGTGGTGATGAACGTGTAATCATCGAAGGAGACGGGAAAATAATTTACGAGGGAAATCTCGATCTTCACGTCGCGGGAGATTACACTGTCAACGTGGGAGGTAATTATAATACCGTTGTACAAGGAGATACAAAGCATATTAATAACAGCCATTATAATAATTTAATTCAGAAGAATAAAATCGAGAAAGTAGTAGGATCTACCACACGATATACGACCAACGAAACGCATACAGTGTTTGGCCAATTAAATACAGCAATTAAGGGTGGGCTATATACTCAGGCTAGTACGGGCAAGCTGTTTTTTGAGGATTCTGCGCTTTTTACGGCGGGTACAGATTTTACATTGACTTCTCTACAGACAAATATTAACGGAAGTAAACTCGCGTTACTCGGAGACAGTGGAACGATTGGTGGCGCTAATATAACAAATTACGCTAAGAACATATTTGCCACATCTTCTACGTATACAGAGGGAGTCACTGCTCCAACATTCCATGGTAGTTTAGAGGGTAATGCATTGACAGCGACTCAGGCGGGAAGGTCTGGTACCGCAGGAGCGATTGGAGCGAGTGGCGGAGCAGGATCTCATACGAGTACCGCTACAAATACTGCTCAAACGGTTCAACCAACAACAACTATAATAACAGATCTTGTTGATAATAGTAGTATCGCTCGCAGAAAAGTAATTACAGATCCTGGAGAAGTATTAAAGAATAGTATTGATTTAACAGAAGAACAGGGTATTGCTGCTCGAGAATTAACGACAGAACAAGTACGAAGTAAACGTCGTGATCAGAATAATATCGATAATGAGAAGTTTACTGCGAGTCAGTTAGCGGCCAATAAAATCTCGCCAAATGCGTTTAATACTCTACCGTCTAATCTAGCACGAAGTGTTGGTAAAGAGCCGTCGGTTCATTTCGGGAGTACTCCGATAGGCGAGGCAGATAACGCGTTTACGAAAAAATTCGTCGTGGTGCCGAAGCAGATAACTCGTTTCGTTCCCGACGCAAAGTATAATACGAGCCAATTAAATACAGCAATATTACCTTCGACTCTATTAGGGCCTGAACTGCCCCTGGCTCGTTTTTTTGGCGGATTCGGTGATGCGGGAATCTTCAATACGTTAACAGATGAAAAGAAAAAAACAGTCGCTCGTAACTTAATGCCCCAGGCGGAAATCGTTCGTCTCGTACGCGAGAATGAAACAGAGTTTCGTAACCATCGTCTCGTCGTGGCCGAAGGATTCTATACGCCCGATGCCAACGAAACTCTCGTAAGCGGAAGTATTAACGATCTCGCCACGGAAGGTCGAGTTGTCGTATACGAGCTGTACGATGAGAACGGTAATATTGACGCAGAGAAAACATTCGATCTCGCGGTACATATACACGATTACGCGATCTTTCAGAAGATGATACTCGATTACGATACGTTAAATCCAGACGGAAGCCTGAATACTCAGATCGTAATGATTATGCCAAGTCTCGATACAAATTTAAAAGGTACGTTCTCAAAGGACGTGGAAACTCAGTTCAACAATAATGTACAGGCCACCGATGAATTGGTCGAGATAAAGATATAAATAGTGGAAAAGGGATAAAATATAAATATGGTCTTACGTGTACATTCGATCGAAGATGGTAATCAACAGGGATTAAGTCTCGTCTCTGGCCGTCGTCGTGTTTATTCAGATGTTGATTTAACTTTCGCTCAGAAACCAGACGGCGATGTATTTAAAAAACAAAACGTAGCCGACGTTAAACAAGCCGTTAAGAATCTGCTTTTGACAAACTATGGTGAAAAACCGTTCAATCCCTTCTTTGGTGGAAACCTTAATGACTTTCTATTCGAACTCAACGATGGTATTAACGAAGAAGATATCGAATCAGAAGTTCGTTTAGCAATCGAAAATTTTGAACCAAGAGCTCAAGTTTTAGATGTTGAAGCAATTGCTATGCCGGATAACAATGATATTCGAGTTACAGTTACTTTTAAGGTTGTGAGTCTAGATGAACAAGTATCAATTACAGTATCCTTAGCGAGGTTAAGATAAATGGCAACTACAATTAAATCAACAGCTTTAGATTTTAATACGATTAAATCAAATCTAAAAACATTTTTAAAATCAAAAAGCGAGTTTTCATCATACGATTTTGAAGCAAGTGGACTATCAAATATACTCGATGTACTTGCTTATAATACTCACTTCAATGGATTGACTGCAAACTTTGCTCTGAATGAAACTTTTCTCGATACGGCTCAGTTAAGATCTTCAGTAGTATCTCACGCAGAAGCTCTAGGATACGAACCAAGATCAATTACAACATCTTCTGCAACTATTAACGCTCAGATTACAATATCAGATCCTTCACTCAGACCCTCAGTTGTAACTTTACCGAGAGGTACTAAATTTACAACTGTCGTTGATCAGGTTTCATACACATTTCAAACACGAGAAAATTTTACAGCCACTAATAATAATGGAGTTTATGAATTTCAAACTTCCACTGGTTCTAAGATCCTAACTATATTTGAAGGAGAAGAGAGAACTAAAACATTTTTCGTTGGAGAAACTGATGAAAGACAGATATATGTTATACCAGATATCACAATAGATACAAATACTTTATTAGTCGATGTTTTTGAAACTTCGACTGGTACAAGTTTTAATACATATACAAATTTAAAAAATGCAGTTGCCATTACTACAGCTTCCCGACATTTCGAAGTAAAAGAAGTTCCTAATGGATTCTATGAACTTGCTTTTGGAGACGGCTCAGTTACAGGTCAAGCTCCTTCAGCTGGAGAAAGAATCGTGGCTAACTATCTTTCTTCAAGTGGAGACGTAGCAAACGGTGGAACAATATTTTCAGCACCTAATAAACTCAACTTATCAGGAATTGGAGCTTTTGACGTTATACCAACTAAACTTACAAATTCAGCAGGTGGTGCTAGTAGAGAAAGTATTGAATCAGTAAGATTGAATGCAAGAACAGCCTTCTCTTCACAGCAAAGATTAGTGACAGCAAAAGATTATGAATCTCAAATTTTATCTAAGTACGGTGCAAATATTACAGATGTTACTGCATGGGGTGGTCAAGATAATGTTCCTCCAAAATATAATGCTGTATATGTAGGATTAAATTTTGTAAGTAGTTTGAGTGATACACAGAAAACAGAAATTAAAAATCAAATAACAGAAAACTTAGTAGAGTCTTTAGCAATAACCGGAGTCGAAGCATTCTATGTTGATCCAGTAGATGCATTTTTAGAACTTGATATATTCTTCAACTTCGATCCTGACTTATCAAACTCAACTTCAAATGCAACTGCAGAAAATATAAGATCTCTTACTACAACTTTCTTTACAAATAATCTGAAAAAATTTGATAAAGTTTTCAGAAGATCCTTGCTTACAGCAGATATAGATGATTTAGATCCAGCGATATTAAACTCAAGAATGAATATTAAAGTTCAACAAAGAATTACTCCTTCAACTTCAGCTTCTTCTTCATATGAGTTAGCATATCCTATGGCAATTGCTGTAGCTGATGATGTTAATTTTAGAGTAGTATCTTCTCAATTTACTTTTAATAATGCAAGTTGTATCATTAGAAACAGATTAGGTAGTACTACATTACAAATAGAAAATGCTAACACTAGTCAAATTTTAGTAGATAACATCGGATCTTTTACTCCGTCAACTGGTAAAGTTAATTTAGTTGGATTCTTACCGACATCTGTACAAAATGACGGTGTATTAAAGATTGGTGTAGTTCCAGCAAATGAAAGCACAATTAGACCTTTAAGAAATTATATCATTGACATT